CTCCAACACACGATCAATCTGTGCCTGAACCTTTTCTGCTCTTCCTGGCCAATAGATGTATTCTTTATCTGCCGTCTTCAAAAGGTTGACGAGAAGTGGCATGATAATCTTTTCAAGGTCTGTAATCTTTTCCTCAAGATCACCGACCCTCCTATCTTTCTCTGCCTCAATTTCCTGAATCTTTTGTTTTGCTTCAACGGAAATACTCTGTTCAACTTTTTTGATTTGACCTTGATATTCTTCTTCACTGACTCCAGTGAAACCAAAGTCATAATCAAGGTACTCTGATGGAATGTCCTTCACGAGAAGAAATCCTCCAATGATGCTGATTTTTCTACCTTCCAATCAATGGTGTCGAGTATGACCTTCATTGGTTCAAGGAATGCCTTCGTAAACTGTGTATCGTAATCTATGTATTCCTGAACAGAAAACTCTGGTGGTAATACATTAGGGACTGAAATCACATTCTGCTTCATAGGATTTGGCATACGCAAATAACAGAACTTGATTTTCTCACCCTCGTTTATCAACTCATACTTCTGCGTCAGTTTTCTCTCCGTAATCTGATGATTGAAAACCAAAGAACCTCGCACATGAATTGGTGTGTTTTTTCTAAAAAGTGTCGCACTATCTCTATATTTATGGATCATACTAACCCCTCTTGGGAATGCTACTTCCTCAAACGGAGACGATGAGAACTTGCGACGAAACTCTGCGACAAACTCTTGGAGTTCGGACTCACTACCTTCCATCACAATCTTCAAAGCATCACCAATCGCAGAACGACATATGCCCGGTGTAGATGACTTGACTGCTTCAATACCCATCATCTTCAACTTGGGTTCTTTGTATTTTACACCCTCGTTGTCCCACACGTTCAGAATGTATCTCTTCTTCGCAGTCCAAATGCCACGCTCTGCGATTGCTTCTCGCTTCATTGACATCTTCTGCGAGTAGGCATTCATACCTACAGCAAGTTCTTGATAACACTTATCAATAAAAGGTTCAATCTTCTGTCGAGCAACCCTATCAAGAAAGTCCACGCATTTCCTCTTATAGTCACTCTCCGATACAAACTTTCCTTTTTCAAGAACCTTAGATACCAACCCATCAAAAACAATGTATAACGAATCTGTATCTGACGCAACCACATAGTCCTTACCCTTTGTCTCAAGTATCTTGTTAAGATACTCATTCATCTTGCGCTCAATCCAACGAATTGACAACTGCCCACCCATCGTAATCGCAGTTGCTTGTCGGATATCAAAGAAACGGAAGTATTCGTTTCCTAATGCACCGTAGGCAGAGTTCAACTGTACTTTCTTTGCTAACTGTAAGTTTTTGTACTTACTAATCTCATTGACTAACTTGCGTTTACGTTGTGTGTCAGTTTCTTCTTGAAGAGTAGATTCTGCCTCAAGCATTGCCTTCTTTGCAATCACTCGTTCGTCATACATTTTCTGCATCATTTCAGGTAGGAAACCTTGAATGTCTCGACGGAAGCACTGACCATTCGCAGTCATCACCTTATTAACATCAATCTTTGGGAACTTACCATTCACCATCTCATCAATGTGTAACGAATATGGAATGTCGTCAATCAATGTTTCGGGTGAGATATTATACTGCATAATCAAGTGAGGATACAGAGAGTTCAAGTCAAACGACATAATCCAATCGTGCTTACCCACTTGCGGGTCTTTCACATACGCACCCACATACTGTGTGTCTTTGCCAGTAAATCGTTTAGGTGAAACCACAATACCTTTTTTCCACAAATGATTGTGAATGAGCACATCCCACATCCGAACTTGAGTGTAGACATCACTATAGTTTACCTTGGCATCATATGCAAGTGCTAGTGCCATGTCAATGAGTTTCATCTTCTCATCAAGTTTGACAACCAACTCAACATCCTTGATGTTGTACTCAATGAACTTTTGATGGTTCTCAAGATACAATGTCTGTAGTGTGCCGTATTCAGAGTAGTCAATCTTCTTCTCACCCAACTCAACAAAACCAATGTGGTCTAGTCGATAGGATTCTTGCTGTGAGTATGTGAACTTACGATACAAGTCGAGATAGTCTAAAGTCGAGACACCGACAATGTTGTACGACTGTTGCATTCGACCTTGGATTTCTCGTTCGTTCTTATCGAGCAAACCCCACGGAGAAAGTTGTCGTGCCTTCTTGAAACCAAGTTTGTTGCTGATGCGATTGACCAAATACGGAACATCAAAGAAAGTACAGTTCCAACCAGTAAGAATATCTGGGTCTAGTCGAGTCCACAAGTCACCAAACTTTAATAGTAAATCAATCTCGTCTTTACAGACAATCTCAACTACATCATCCCGATGTACAACATACTCACCATAGTGCAACACATAATACTTACCATCAACAGTAATTGTGATTGCCGTAATAGGTTGTTCAGCATCTTCGGGTTTTGGAAATCCTTTGTCACTACCAACCTCGATATCAAGATAGGCAGTAACAATCTGTGACCGTTCGTAGTCAACACCATCTATCCAAGTTTCGTTAATATAAGCATACTCAAACTTTTCAAGACCGTAGATTTCAAATCCACCAACATCTTTGTATTGCTTGATGAAGTCCCGTGCTTCACGGATTGAACCCTGCTCGACAGGTGCGAGTGACCGACCCTCAATAGATTTCCATTCACCTTCGTGTGAGGGAACGAAAAGTTTTGGGTTGTATTGAACCCTGTGCGAGAATCGCTCACCATTTTTGCGACCTCGCACGAGGATATGATCTCCAATCAAATGTACATTTGTATAAAACATGATGTAGATTATACTTTAGTTAGTGTTCAATGTCAAGCATTGATTCCAGTTGAGTATTCAGTTTTGCCATTAACACGAGTCGCAGTTAGAATTGACTTACGATTAGTTCCATCAGTTTTGTATGATACATGAACCCAACCACTATCAGGCACACCAGAAGTGTAAAACTCCAGAATGAGCTGATCAAATTCAAGATTGTCTCTAATCCATTCAGCAAGTTCCGCATTAGGAGTCCCTGGCACTTCGATGTCTGCCGCTTCACCTTTGCAATGCTGAGATCGAGATGATCCTCCCACAGCAGTATTAAGGTCAGGAGAGCGATACCCGGAGTTAATAACAGTAGGACCAAAATGGTCACGAACTGGTTGAACCACCTTTTCAAAAAGTGCAACTGCTGCATCCATATGTTCTCCTTTTGGAGCATTATCAATACCTTTGCGTTCCGCAGTTTGTGATTTAGTAAATTCTACCAGTGAGAAATTCTTAGACAGTTTCATTTTTTCTCCTATAAAAAGGGGTGGAAAACCACCCCTATTTAGAACGATTACTGCTTTTTCACAAAGTTGTAAAGTTCCTCTGCCTTTTCCATAATTTCTTTTGGTTGATACATCTTTGGAGTGTATTTCTGAATCACTTTCTCAAGTTCTTCACCCGCAAAATGTTCTTGTGCTTGATTTACCATAGTCCAAAAGACTTGTTGCTGTTGATCGTAGGCACGATCAGCAAGTTCTTTTGCCATAGCAAGTACATCGAAACGCAGTTCATATGGATTTTTATTAGACATAATAGTCTCCTTGTGTGTTTATGTGTGTGTGATAAAAATCACAGTGTTTCTTGGAGAAACTCCAAGTCTTTTTGACCAATACCGATTTCAATCATTTTTGGTTTCTTCTCATCTGGCAGTACAACTTCCAATTCAATTGAAAGCATACCATCCGACAAATCTGCACCGACTACATCAACATGTTCTGCGAGTCGGAAAATCTTCTCAAATGATTTTGTGCTGATACCTTTATGTAAGTATTCGGCATCTGTGTTGTTTTCTTTTGATGCCTTGACGATAAGGTCACGGTCTTCCCAGATGATTTCAATATCACCCTTAGAGAAACCCGCAACCGCAAGTTCAATCGCATACCGATTGTTGCCTTGCTTGATAATATTATATGGGGGGTAGTTTGAATCCTCTCTCCGCAGTTCTAACTCATCCATCAACGAGTCAAATCCAACAAAATGGCGAGGGAATATAGAATGTAATCTTGTCATGTTTATCTCCTTTTCAGCAAGATTGTTGTGCGACCCATTTGGCATCGCACCATTATTTATACAACTATTTTCTACGTCCAATATTATACTTTGGTTCTAGTGTCCATTCATTTTTATCTTTGTGTGCAATCACCTTGATTTGAGACAATGGTGCTTGCGGAACAATATATGAGTCCTTGATCATTACATCAACAAGTCCCCACTCTGCAAGTAATTTAACTATTGTATTTCGTCTTGCTTTGTCTTCATCGGAAAAGTTTGTCGGTTTACCATCGAGTGCAAACAGTTCTTTAAAGTGCACAATGTAATATCTACCTTGCTTATGCAAAATATGACACGACTGAAACAGCACATTATCTTTCTTTGCGGCAATACCAATTCTAGTCAAGGTTTCTTTTACCTTGAGAAAATCATCCGATTCCTTCAATTGGACTTCAACAAGTTCATCAATGTTGACAGTCATTTCACTTTCCACCTTTTTCTAATTTTTCTCTCATGACCGAAAGCATATCATCTGTCAAAATTCTACCGTACTCTCTTGCTTTCTGAAGAGAACATTGATGGTATTCCATGATGATTTCTAGGTCATTATCTGTGTTATTTTTCACCCACTTCGCAAATCTTTTGCGAGGTCTAACACTATTTAGAAAATACTCATATTGTAGTTTTTTGTCAGCATCTTGACGCATATTCATCTCATTTGCCAACAGTACGGTGTCAATGAAGTAAGACAGAGACCGATTGGTCAGAAAGGGTTCGTATGCCCGTTCTGCCAACTCGTCATTTTCTGTATCCCGCATCATATTTTCTTTTGTCTGATTGATGCTCTTCACATAGTCGAATGCATCACTCATTTGAAATCACACTCCACCATGATTTCGGTCAGACAGGCAACCAAGTTGATTTCTTGGTCCACCACAAATGCTGACTTGTATTGGTAGTCGGCAATGATTGTGACCAGTTGTGGAATCGATTGTGGTTGAAGAAAGTCAGATGCGCTGTCGTAAATCTTACGAAAGATTGTACTCACATCGTTGTGGATATTTGTTGCTACCCACTTTCGCATATTGGTAAACTCTTTATCTCGCAGTGACTTTACCAAGTCGCTGATTGAAACATCACCCACAGAAGAGAGGATACCAACATCAATTTGACCACCAGTTCCATAACGCTGAAGTTCATTCAGAATCCTCCGATTATCAGGGAAGTATTTCTTGATGACTTCTGCCAAGACTTGATTATCAAACTTGACACTCTCCATCTTGAGAATTTCTTTACATCGCTTGTAAAATTCTGCCGCCATCTCTGTAATTTCCGACTTCGGTATTGTAAAATCTACAACCGAACAACGAGAGTGTAGAGGTGCGATGATTCGGTTCTTGAAGTTACAAGTCAGAATGAACCCACAGTTCTTTGAGAACTCTTCCATAAAGTTACGGAGTGCAGGTTGGGTTGACTGTGGGTTGAGATAATCTGCCTCATCCAAAATGACATACTTGCGACCACCTGACAAACTGACAGTAGAAGCAAAGTTCTTTATTTCAGTTCGCAGAGTATCAATGTTTCCATTCATCGAACCATTGATGGTGATGTAAGTACAACCCATCTCATTCAGCATTGCCTTGGCAATCGTTGTCTTACCGACACCCGCACCACCACTCAACAGTAGATTGGGAATGTTGTCTTGGTTGACAAACTCTTGGAATGTTCTTTTTAGTTCATTCGGTAGAATCGTCTCAGCAACAGAGTTGGGGCGATATTTCTCCACCCATAGAAAATCTTCACGCATTTCATAATCCTATCAATCAGTTGTCGTAAGTAGAACCCACTTCGTTTGCCACCCAATACTGAACAGTATCGTCGTCATTAGTGAAGTGTGTAATACCTTTCTCACTGACTGAAACCAAATAATCAGTTAGGATAAGTTTTAGATTTTCTACTTTGT